CATCGCGTTCATCGGCAGGAAACCGTCGCCAGGCTCTGCGAACCAGCGCTCGTTCTGGCCCGCCGCCCAGGGCTCCAGGTAGGTGTCGCACGGGTACAGAGGTCGGCCGCCGAGCGCCCACGACAGCGCGTACTGCTGCAGCAGCACCTCAACCCGCTGCGCCCTGGTGCTCGTGTAGGTCTCGTCGTTGCGCATGGGCTGCAGATGCGGCATGCAGCCCTTGCCGGCGCCCGTGACCGTCTTGATGTTGACCCACAGGCGCGTGTAGCGCTGCGCGTAGTCCAGCGGGGTGCCCTCGGCCACCCTGGTTGACCACGTATCCGCGTCGGTCTCGAACATGCCGCAGTCGAAGGCCGGCACTAGGTAGCCGCTGTAGTCCACCCGAGGCATCGGGTCGTAGGTGTTGCCACTGACGTAGCGCACGGCCGCTGGGTAAGCCGACCGCAGCGCTTGGTGGAACGCCACGCCACCAGCCCGAAGGTGCGCCATGAAGGCCGTCCAGTTGGGCGCCGTGTTGTAGGCCGACGGCCAGTTGCTCGTCGTCGTGGCGTATGCCTTGGTCATCCAGTTCCAAACGTCCTGCGTGATCGGCACAGCCTGCATCACTGCGACGTAGTTGGGGTTGAAGCCCGCCAGAGTTTCAGCATCGAACGGGCCGCCTGTGCGGCTCGTGTCCCGTGCGCGCAGCGCCGACAGGTCTGGCACCGGGTCGTCGAAGTGCGCCGCCGTGCCGCCGAGCGCCGCCGCTTCGGCCCGCTTGAGCGTGACGTAGCCGGAGCGTCGGCTCGCGCCGAAGGCTCGCTCGCTGGGCATCAACCACGCCACCGGCACCGGCTGGCCGTCCCACGACACCGCCGCTGCGCTGGGCGACGCGATGCGGTCCACCAGTCCGTTGATGCTCTCCTGCACGCTGATGCCCGCAGCCAGGAACGCATTGCCCATCGTGGCGCTGCCGCCCGGGTAGTACCACACCAGATCGGTTGCGCTGGCCGCTTGGGCGTAGGTCAGTGGGTCGATCCGCACCGCCGTCGCCTGAGCTGGCGTGATCTCGCCGCCACCGCTGAAGGAAACCGTGGGGTCCGACGTGAAGCCACTGCCATGCGCCAGCACCGCGATGGCCTGCACTCCGTTGCCGCGCATCCTGGCGACAGCTTGCACCCCTGATCCGCCGCCACCAGACACCACCACGGTCGGCGTGCCGCTGTAGTTGCCTGGGTTGTCCACCCGGATGTAGGTGACTTGATCGACGCTCCTTGGCTGCAGGAAGCGGATCGGCCTGGCCGAGAACGGGATCAGCCCGTTGTCTGCCACGCTCGGCTGCCCCACCAGAGTCTGCGACGGCGAGACCGGCAGCGGGGTCCGCACGGCTCGTGTCACGGGTGCAGCGTCAAGCGCTGGTACGCGATCGACGGAACATCAGTGCCGCCGCTCATCGTGGTGCTGATGCCCAGGAAGATCGGCGTCGTGCTGATGTTCACGATGGTCTGCACCGCGTCCGGCAGCGTGCCCGACACGTTCACGTTGTTCCAGCTTGAGTTCGCGTTGTTCACGCCCAGGCCCCGGATGGTCGTGGCCGACTCGATGCGCAGCCACTTCTCCAGGCCGCCGCTGCGACCGCCGGCCGTCATGAAGCTCGCCAAGTTGGCCGTCAGCACAGCGCTGTCGCCGATGACTCCGTTCTGCCCGATGCGCAGCGAGATCGTGCCCCACGTGTCGGTCGAACCCGTCTTGCCGAGGCCCATGTGCCACTGCAGCACATCGCCCGCAGCGAAAAGGCCCGCCGGGAACGGCCCGAGACGCGCGCCGGTGAAATACTGGTCCGCGGCGCCAGCCACGCCGGAGACAAGGGCACTCGTTTCCGCGATCACTGACGGATACAGCACCTTCCAGCGCGACCCGTTCCACTCGAACCGCGTGCCGTTCGGCCCGATGTCCGTCGCCAGGATCTGGTCGTACAGACTGGGGCTCGTCGGCCGGTTGGCCCACAGCACCGTCCCGGACCCCACGGCCACCGACGTGCCATCCGGCCGCAGCAGCGCCGTGCCCTGGGCGTTCGACCACGCCGGCAGCAGCACATCGTCGGCAGGCAGGCCAGTGGGCGACCGGATGCCCTCGACCCGGTTGGTCACAGGGTCCACCAGCCAGGCGTCACCGTCACTGATGCGGCGATAGTTGCTCATGCTGCCTCCTCAGTTCTGGCCGTACTCAAGCACGCCGTTCACCTGGACGGCGCCGCTCAGATTGAGGTTCAGCGCCTCGTTCTCGGCGGTCTGCATGTAGTGCGCCACGCGGGTCGGCAGCACGTAGGCGTAGCCCGCCCCGGCGAACACGAACGTCTCCAGCACCGTCGAAGCGCTTCGGAGCTGCACGGTCACGGCACCGGCCACCGACAGCCGCAGGCCGTGGACGCGATGGCGCCGACCGACCACGGCAGCAAAGAGCTGGTTGTCGCCGGACGTGGACGTGCTGATGCGGAGGTCGGCGTCGTAAAGCCGACCGCCTGTGGAGTAGCCAGACATGGGAGTCCTTTCGTTGTCACTTCGGAAATCCGAAGTGATGCCTTGGCCTCACTTGACTCGGAGTCAAGTGAGGCGCCGGTCTTTCCTGACTTCGACCGCCGAGGCCAGCTACATCACGCCGGTGGCGGTGTCGCTGGGGCGGAAGGGCAGCATCCTGGCTCGGCGCTGCTCGATCTGAGGCGTCTTGGCCTTGCGCAGCATCATCAGTGCGTACCTGGTGGCGCTCATCAGGTCGTCGTTGATCTTCACGACCTTGCCGTCTTCGCGGTGGTACAGCCTGAACTCGTCCCACCAGTCGTGCAGATGCCGCGCGACCTTCAGCCGGCCGGTCTGCATGCGGTCGAGCATCTCCATCAGGCCAGCTTCGACCCCGTTGCCGCCCGAGCCCTCGTCCTGGCCCTGCTTGGGCGCATGCGTCGCCTTTTCCGAGAGCATGTTGACGCCGTGCTTGCGGTACTGCTGGGCCAGCGCCTCGCCTGAGCCCTTGTCGTGCTGCAGGCCGTCGTGCGGCCAGGCCACCGGGATCCACTCTCCGCGCGCCCGGATCGCCAGCGAGTGGACAAGCGGCGTGGCCTCCTTGACCCGGTAGGCGTCATAGACATGCACCACGTCGGCGTCCCGGTCCCACGCGAGCCACACCGCCGCCGTCGGGTGATCCCAGCCGAAGTCCATGCCGCAGATGCGCGCCCAGTGCGGCGCCAGCGTCACGGACGGCTCGGCGATCTGCTCCTCCGGCAGCGGGAACACCCGGCCCGAGCCCATCGTCGGCACGCCGTTGACGCGCGCTTCGCGCTCGTGCGCCGGGTAGCTGGCGATGATCGCCGCGCGCTGCTCCGGCGTGTAGTGCAGCGCGTCGCCGATGGTCATGACCGTCTCGACACTCTGCGCCGGCTTCTCCTGCAGGAACCGTCGCACCACGTTGCTCATCCCCCGCAAAGGCGTGAAGGTCAGCGTCACGATGCCGTGCCGGGCATTAGTGCGCGTCAGGCCCTCGAAGTAGATGTCTTCTGGCGGCTCCTCGTCGAACCACACGAAGTCGAGCGTCTCGCCCTGCCACCGGGCGCGGCCTTGGTCGTAGGTCTTGATCGTCAGCCGGCTCGTCCCGGCCTGCACGTCACCCCCACCGCCGTGGCGCACCAAGACCGTTTCGACCTGATCCGATACGCCGTGCTGGGCGCGCTTGATCTCTTGGATGGCGTCGGCCGGGATCGCCCCGGTGCCCCACGCGCCCACCTGGCCCAGCATGATCCGCTGCACCGTGTCGCGCGTGCTCTGCCCCGTCTCGGACGCAGCCCATCCGATGACAGGCTCATCGAACACCGCGCCCGGCCACCAGTCCGGATAGCGCCCGGTCAGGTGCATCGCGTGCTCGAACCCGCTTGCCAGAGTCTTGCCGAGCTGGTTGCCGGCCCGCAGCAGCCGCTCCCGGACGTGCAGCGGAGCGCCGCTGCGGTGGAACTCCAGTTGCTTCGGGTGCGGCTTGTAGCCGGCCAGGGCGTTCTCTCGGCGCCTGCGGTCTAGGTCGGCCAGCAGCTCGTGAAGCCGCCTCCAGTCCGACACACTACCTGTAGTGTCGGGCACGGTCTAAACCCCGTGTTTTCGGAGACTAGACGCTACCCGTAGCGTGTCCGGGAAGCGCGACTCCGAGCTTTGCGGCCAGCTTCAGCGCTTCTGCCTTCAGCGCGTCCTCGCTCAAGCCGCGCACTCCAATGTCCGCGGTCACGTCCAGCTTGTCGCCGTATTCCTTCGGGGCGATCTTCGCGGCCCGCCAGCGCAAGTGATGCGCCACCTCGCGGGCCTTGTCCAGCTCGAACTTGTCGCCGGCCTGCTCGATGCGCCGCAGCGCGATCTCGTCGAAAGCGGCGGCCGACTTGACCCTGGCTTCGCGCGCACGCGCGGAACGTGAGTGGTCGGCGTCGATCCAAGGCCTCAGCGTTTGGACCGCGATTCCCAAGTCGTCGGCGATGGCCGTCAAGCGCTGCCCGCTCTCGATCCGAGCGCACAGGTCGTCGATGGCCTGTTCCGGGTCGGCTTTCCACTTCTCCCACTTGGTCGGGATGGCGGAGAGGCGGCGAGTTGGCATGGCCTGGCTCAGTGCGTGGCGAGCACCAGTTGCCGCGACACCGGCACCACGGATTGGGCGGCGGCGTGCGCGGGGTCCAAGGCGCATCGGCTCGGAGGCTCGGCGACTGCGTGCTCGGCCGCTTGGGCGATCTCGGCCTGGCCGATCCTGGGAAGCTCGGTCTCCAGAACCTTCAGCAGCCTGGCGGCGGTGCGGTGGGCGCCGCTGGTGCCGTCGTAGGCGGCGCCGAAGTCCACGCCGACGTGGAGCATGCCGTCCTCGGTGTCGTCGAGGAGGATGGTGGCGGCCCTTGCGGTCATCGCATCATCTCCATGCGGCGGGCGTCCGTGGTCGGGCTCAGCTTGCCTTGGGTCATGCGGCCAGGCGCAGCGTCGGGGTCGCTGAAGCCGGCGGCGAACTGCTGCTCGTCGGTGCCGGCGGCGCTGGCCTTGTGGGCGTCCAGCAGCGCCTTCAGGGCCTCGCCGATGTCAGCAGCGGGGCGGCGTGC